TCTTTACATCTGCTTGCAGATGTGCTATAATAAAATCACGGAAAGCAATACAACACACAACATCATGGAGGTACAAAATTATGAGAAACGCTATTGAGATCGCCGCTGACATCCGCAACGCCGCCGAGTGGGATAACGACCTGTGCGCGGAGCTGTGTAAGGCCGCCGGTATGGAAAATGAGTGGAACGCCGCGGACGGCGAGACTTTTGAATCCGTCGTCAATGCCGCAGCCGAAAAACTGGGCGTGAAGATCTACTAATGACGCAGGTCCCCATCTGGGGGCCATTTTTGTAAGGAGAATCACATGGAAAAGTTTGACCAGCAGAAGTACAAGAACGCATTCAACCGTGAAAAATATGAAAACATTGTCGTCAGGGTTCCCGCCGGAAGTCGGGATTCTATCAACGTGCAGGCCCGAGAAAAAGGGTTTTCCAGCACGAATGCATACATTCTGGATCTGATCCAGAGAGATTTCAAAAATACCTGAAGATCTTCTTTACATCTGCTTGCAGATGTGCTATAATAAAATCACGGAAAGCAATACAACACACAACATTATGGAGGTAAAGATTATGACTATGAAGGAAAAAGCATTAGAATGTCTCAACGAGGCCAAAAAGCTTGACTTTGATAAAGAGGATGCGAAAATCGATTCTTTTTTGACAGATATTTGCGATATGGCATGCATTGACACTCGGAGCCTTTACGCGCAAGATTTTGATAACGCACTTTTTAAGGCCGCTGAGTTGATCGGCATTCTTCCAGAAGTAAAAGAATATATCAACGAATATAACGAAGCAATCAAAGAAAGCGACCCGAAGGAATATGAAAAGTTTTATAAGGGCTAAAAGGGATGAACATTATAGTGCTCGGTAAATAAAAAGCCCCCAGGTGACGCGCGAACGCCGCCCGGGGGCTTTTACGGAAAACATACCTCACACACTTAGAGGTATGGAAAAAGTATATCACGACAAGATATTTTTGTCCAGAGAGGAGTAAGCATGGAAAAGATATACCCACCTCTTGCCATTCTGAAGGAGATCACAAGGGTCATGCCAAAGGTCTGGCAGATCATTGACGTGTCCCGGCCCATAGGCGTACAAAATTCAGGGTGCCCAGACAGATGCTTCGCCCCCATTGAGACAGCCACAGCGGCAAGCATTTTCTGCCAAGAAAGCGCCGCCTGGAAAAAAGGTGCAGATATCGACATCCCGCAGCCCAGATTGACGCTTGCCCTCGCCCAGTGGCGAAAGGATAAAGAGGTCTTTGTGGTAAACCCAGACTTTGCCGCCGTGCTTTATGCGCAGGATGATATGGACATTCCGGCAGCCGCCTTTGACTATCTGCCTTACAGCTGCTTCTATGTAGAGAGCCCCGGCCTTGATGTGTACCTGACCGGAATTCATGGCTTTTTCTTTTATCTGGGATGGGACACGAAAGAGCAAAAAGTTCTTCTGAGCTTTGTCTTTCTCGGGGAAAGTGGCGGATGCTATCCCTTTGACCTTCCACTTGATGGAGAAAGCCTTGACGTGTGCTTTGATGCCGCTGTCAAGAAGCGGGCACAGAGCGGAAACGCCCACCTTGCCACGGTGGCGCGGCAGGAGCAAAAGCAAAGAGATGCTGTCATCTCTCTTTTGCGCTGTGCCTTGCAAGTGGTGCTGTATCTATGCGCATCCAACGCCGAAATCGTCCCCGATCCAGAGCAAAAGACCGTCACAAAGCACAGCCGCACCGTCAAAGACCGGTATGCAGAGATCAGGAAGTGGGATGTCGGTATGCGTGTAGGCGCATCGCTCCGTGAGCAATCCAGGCGCGCCGCCGATGAGGATGCCCCGGCCCGCACTGGCAGCCACCAGCAGAGGCGGCCGCACATGCGCCGTGGGCACTGGCACCACTTCTGGACAGGCTCGAAGTCTGAACCGGATAAAAGAAAGCTGGTACTGAAATGGCTTTCTCCGATTTTTGTTGGTGCTGGAGACGTAGAGACACCTGTTGTGATGCATAAAGTGAAGGAAGTGTAAGAGATGCCGCCGAAGAAAAATCACATCGGGGAAAAACACGGGACGCTTGAAGTCATCGCAGAGGCCCCATCAAGAAAAAGTAAGTCCGGAAATTTGCTAACCTGCTGGAAAGTGCGCTGCTCTCATTGCGGATGCGAAAAAATTATGCTTTGGGGTAGCATCCGGAACGCAAAATCGTGCGGGTGCATCAAAGTGACAGATGTGCCAAAGGAATGCACTTGTAAAAGGTGCGGAAAATCTTTTACAGGAAACATGTTTACCGCTTACTGTCAAGAGTGCAAAGAAGTCATAAAAGAATTGCACGGAGTAAAAGGGAATTCGTGTTTTTCTTTTGAAACAGTATGTATTGACTGCGGCGCGCATTTTGTTGCAGGCTCAAAAAAAGCTCTCCGATGCCCTGAGTGTAGAAAAAAGGCCAAAAGAGAAAGCAATCGTCTTTGTGCTCAGAGGCGAAAAAACGGGACAGCAAGAAGGCTTGGAGGAGTATACTCGTGTGCTGACTGTGGGAAGCCTTTTATCTTAAAAAATGGATTTCAAAAGTACTGCCCAGACTGTGAGCCGAAGCACGCAATACAATCGTGGAAAGAGTATAAGGAAAAATACGCAAAAAAGTAAAAATCCCCGGTGCTCTATCCATGCGGAACACCGGGGATTTTTATGTGTTCGATTCAAGTGCTGAAAGCACCACTTTCAGCCGGTAGCATACCGCCCTACGGCTGTAGTGTGTCTGTGCTGCAATGTCCGGCAACGGAAGCCGCTCAACATACCGCAGTAAGGCTATCTTACGGTCTACCCTCCCAAGCGGTGCGCTTTTGATGGCGGCGGTCATCTGCTGTCGGTCAAGCCCTTGCAGCGCAGCGGGCAGCACTACACGAGCCGCCGCCACAGGCAGCCCCGAGCCAGAAGGGCTGTGGTAGCTGTCCTGCGTTGCGCACCATAGCGGTGACGGCACCGAGATGGTATGTTTTCTTGAGGTCACGAAAACGTCCGAAGACCATTTTCGTGATGTGCCGAAAATGCTCTTGTGCGATTTTGTTGACCTCAACAAAATCGTCGTATGTAGTGCTTGCCATGATAACCTCCTTACTGCTTTTGCAGTGCTGCCTTTGCCCGGTCAAAGAAAAACTGGATAATGGTGCCGATGGTCTCATCGGTGATGGCCCACGAGATAAATTTCCCCCACTTGCTGGCGCTGAGGGCCATGCGGAGCATCTGTGCCACCCACGCCTTGCGTTCTGCGCCTCTCTTGGTGCCCTGAATCTCGTGCTCTGCCTGCTCAATTAGGTCAAGCACAGTGCCCTTGACAGCCGCACCATAGCCCAGCCGGATGCAGCCCAGTGCGTAGAAGATGAACCCGCCCAGCATGAGCACGAGGGCCACAGGGGCAGGAAGTGCGGTTAAAAGGTTATTGATTGTTGCCATGTATTACTCTCCTCTCTCTTTTTCAAGGTCTGCAATGCGGTGGTTTGCCACTTTCATCTGCTCTTCAAGCACCGGGATGCGCTGGGCGAAATTGTTGTGTGTCCGGACTTCCCGGGTCAGCTCTTCCAGCTTGGTTTCGGTCACAGCCTGCTGCTTGTCCAGTTTGGTATCCATGCTCTGGGCGGTGTAGTTGTTAGAGACGACCACGCCGATCAGGCTCAGACCGCCGGTGATAATGGCTACGATGATTGCTTCGCTCATGCGCCCTCCCGAAGACGGGTCAGGCCCTTCTTGCGGATGATTTTGGGGTAGTTGACGGTAGTCACGTTGAGGTCAACGTTGCCGGAGATGCCCGGCACGCTGCCTTTACTGGTGTGCTGGTGGGCACTGTACTTGAAATCCACTTTCGGGGCCTTGCCGGTGTAGTCAGCCAGCCAGATGTCCCAACGGCTTGCCAAGCGGCCCATATCCAGCTCCATGTTGGAGTAGTGGGTGTAGGTGTACAGCTGGGCGTAAAAGCCCATTTTTTCCACATGTTCCAGCGCATAGGCGGTGAGGTTGGTGAGGTCGAGGGTGCTCATGGGTTTGAGCTTGTTTTCCTCCACGTCCACCGCGATGGGCATGGTCAGCTCCTTGCCGTAGACCGCCTGCCGCAGAAGGGCAAGCTCTGCATCGGCCATCGCTTCGCTGGTGGCGTAGGTGTAGTAGTACACGCCCACGTCCAGCCCGGCAGCCCGGGCGTTGCGGTAGTTGGTCTCAAAGGTCGGGTCGATGTACAGGCCGTCTGCCCGCTTGGAAAGCTTGCGGTTAGTGCTCACGGTCTTGAGCATGGCCCCCTTGTAGCCCGCCGCTGCCACCTGTGCCCAGTTGATTTCGCCTTGATACCGGCTCACGTCAATGTACCGGTAAGGCGGCTCACCTGCCCACCCGGTCACGGTGTCCACAGTGGACACATCCGGTGCAGGGGTAGGCTCTTCCTTGTCGGCACTGTCACCGGCAGCACGAGAGAGTGCAGAAAAGATATCCCGCAGGAAATCAAGAATTACTTTCCACCTCATAAAAACCCTCCTCCGTCAGCTTTTTCATCACGGCATCCTTGTACCGGTCAGGCACGTTGTCGATGGTAAAAGCGCCGTCAAAGCGGTGCAGTTTGATCTGGGTCACATAGAACAAAACCATAGTATCCTCCTTACTGTGCGGCCAGCAGGTCAAGCATAGCCGCTTCCAGAGCGGCAAGGCGCTCTTCTGCGGTGGGCAGCTGCGCCTTTTCCTCTGCTTCCTTGCGGGCCTTTTCCTGTGCGGTTAGTTCCTCTGCGGTGTACAGGATGTACCGCTGGCGTTCGATGGTCTCGTCCCATGCGTCTTTACCAGCCACGCCGGGCACGTCCACCACCGTGATGCGGTCACGGCCCCCGTTGGGGTACTCTTTGTACTCGTAGTGGGTAACCGGCTTCACCGCTTCCACGGCCTCGTGGTGGATGATCTCCGGGTCGTCCTTCAGGTAGCCCAGTGTCAGGTCGGGGTTTTCGATGGGGTTGCCGTTGCTGTCGATGATTTTCATGTGTGCTCCTTTCGGTTATGCTACTCTTCGCCATAGGTATAGGCAGTATGCCGGGGGTTGGACGGTGGTGGAATTGCCATAGATGGAGTTTCCCAACGAGGCTTTCAGCTGAACGTTACTCCGATATACTCCGCTCTGCCCGGACTCTGAAACGTATCCATTGATAAAACCATTAAAAAGAGGTTTAAATACGTCGCTCGTTATATACGGTTTGCTGCTTGAGAAAAGCATATCGTTCACCTGAGCCGCAATATTCGGCAGTCCTGCCTCCAGCTTTGTCCCAGCTGGGTGCGTGTCGCTTGCACCCCAGATAGTGCAATCCTCAATGCGCTCCCACGTCCCGCCGTAAAGCTCGGCCGGGCTGGTAGCGTTTTCGCTGATGTACAGGCTGCCCACGGGGTGATCTCGCTCGACTACCGCCGCAAGGACTTGCTGATAGATAGCATAGGCATCAGGGCCAATGCCGTTTTTGAGTTCTCCTAGTGCCATGGTTTCTCCTTTCAGTTATGCTACTCTGCGCCAGATGTACACACAGTAGTAGGGAGGAATGCTAGAGCTAGATGCGGTGTTTCCTGCAACAGAGTACGTTTCTCCATTGGGCTTCTCACCATATGTCGAGGAAAATCCATCATTGGCGAGTGTATACTGTCCGTCATCAACTTTTCTGTTATCATCGTTCCACGATTGTGTTTTGTAGTTATATGTGGAAATGGCGGATGACGGATATCCGACCAAAGCGCCAAGCCGCCACATAAACGATAATTTGTACTCATGTTCATGCGTCGCGCTACCTCCCGTACTCCCTGCCGGGTAGGTATCGCTTGCGCCCATGATAAATCTGCCCTCAATGCGCTCCCACGTCCCGCCGCCAAAAGTTACGGACGGGTTTTCAGGGCTGATGGTCTGATAGATACTGCCTACAGGATGTGCCGCAAGCAGGAAGTTGGAATAGATGGAGCCGTCACCATAGAACTGGCCACCATACTTGATGGGATACCACCGGGCAGAAATTTCCGCAGTCGGAATGTTGTGCGCACGGATACGGATAGCTCCGGTTCGAGTTTCGGGGTTTACAAGCATAGCTTTACCGGCTACGTCTGCGCTTGCAGGGTCGATGCTGACAGATACCACAGTCGTGGACGTAACGTCTGCTGTAATATCAATGTAATGCGGGTACTCTGCAACTTCTGTGTCTGTCTGCCACCCCGTAATTGGAATAAAAAGATCATGTGGATCGACGGAGTCTGCTTTGCCCTTGTTCAGAAGCTTCGCCGCCTTCTGCGCGTTATTGACCTGTTTCATAAGGTAGTTGTACCCGTGCTGCTCGTCCAGACCAGCCTCAGCGCCGGTCGGGGCGACGGTCTGTTGGGATGTCCAATTTTCCGGGAGATCAGCGGGAAGAGGAATGTTTTTCAGGATATCATCCGCCATAAAGCAATGTTCCCTCCTTGAAGATAATGGTGTGTTTGAACTTTGTTCTGGTCGTGGTTTCGATGCTAACATCGTTCTGTGTGAGGGCGGCTCCGAACGCATCTTGTGCGGAGATGGCAGAGACTTTTGTGATCTTTTCCGATGGCAGAAGCTCATACTGCAGCGTGACTGCCGCACCGGAAAGGCTCTTTGCGAGGTTCGGAACGGTATACTCGCCGTTCAGCTGCACCATGTTGATGTGATCCGCCAGATACGAGGCAAGGCTTGCCAGAAGTAGCGGGGTCACAGATGCAGAAGCGGGCGTGGCGGCCGTCACCGGGACAAAATTATTTTGTCCCGGTGACGCGAAAGCATCCTTGCCCAAAAGCCAGCTGCCCAGAAGATAGTGATACCGGCTTCCGTTTGCCAGCACGGTGTCCGCCCCCTCCAGAATAGAGAGATTTACGTCCACGTCTGTTTTTTCGGTAATGCCGAAATAGCAGTCCGATGCGTACAGCGTTTCTCCCGCATCGTTCAGTATCTCGTAGTGCGTGACAGTCGGAATGTCCGCCATCGGCTCTACGGACGCTTCCAGCTTCAGATTCTCGCCTGAGATTATCAACGTTTCAGAACCCACCTGCAGTGTCGCAGATGCAATGACGCTTTTCAGCGGTTTCACGGTCGCCGCGCGGTTGAGCCGTGCCGTCGTGGCAAGCTCTTCCGCCCTGTGGGCAACGCCCAGAAGAAGTGTCCGCGTCAGTGTCGGTGATGCAGCAGCCTTTGCGGTCGTCCATCCTCCGAACTCGGCAAACGGCTTTTTCCCAAGGGCCCAGCCGCCCAGCCGATACTGATAATTGTATTTCTGCACATCGACCTGCTCTGTGATCATGATCCCGGTCTTGAGGTACGGCATACTGATAAAGACGATGTGAGCGGGCTTGATCTGGTTGATCAGGTGTGTCACCTCGTCGTAGTACGACTGGTTCTTTGCGCTCGTCGCAAGCCTCAGCTCGTAGAGCGGGTATGTGATGGAGCACGTCCATTTACCCGCGCCAATCAGCTCATCCAGCTTCTGATACAGAAACCCCAGTGTGTAGGGCGGGCGGGTCGCAATGCGGGTCATTACACGCTGCCTGCGAAACTGCAAAGATTCCTTTTCCGGGACAGCCACGATGTGAAACACTTTTTCCCACTGTGCAACGGAATCCTCGTCCATGGTCTGGAAAAAGAAGTTGCTTTGGACCCCTTCCACGGAACCGGCCAGCAGGTCAAACTCCGCTTTTTCAGCAGTGCAGATCTTCTGATAGTCCTGCACTTCCCGGTAGATGGGCGGCAGCAGCGGCAGCAGGTCGTGCGAAAGATCAAGCTTCATGCAGCGTCACCGTCCCAACCACAGGAACCTGCTGCTGTGCGCCGGTTTCTGTCAGAATCAAATCGTCCGCTGCTCCGTTCAGCTGGACGTTTGTCACGTTTACCACGCCCTCTGCCGTGATGATGGCCGCAGATACGCGGGCCGTGTAGACGTTGGCGCTATACTCAATGCCAGTTTTGCTGATATTGGTCTCCCAGCTTTTCCGCACATTGAGCAGATATGCCTCCAGCGCCTCCCGTACCGCGGTGCGAACTGTATCCAGCGAGTAGCTGGGCAGGAGTGTCACCGATGCGGTGACCAAAACTTCCAGCTTCTCCGGGGCCGTGATCGTTACCTTTGCACCGATGGGCGCAAGACCGAGTCCCTGCCCGGAGTACGGCACCGGGTCGATGGTGTTCTGAATGGTCTGCACAAGGTCGGTGGATGCAGGCAGCCAGTCCGCACCCAGAACGGAGCAGAGCACCGTGCCGCCGCCTCTCCATGTCGGGTACACCTGCACAGCGCCCACACCGTCCAGCTTTTTGATCTCCTCCACGTACTGCGACACATTGCCGCCAAAGGAGCGGCTGTTCAGCGATGCCTCGATGCGGGCGCGGAATTCGTCATCGGTCTCGGTCTCGTCTCCGGGTGTCAGGATATCCGAGATCCGGGCAGAGGTCAGGCCCTGAATGGTGTCGATGGGTAGGATAGGGCCGGCGTAGTCGTTGCCGATGGTGCCGGGTGTTTCGGCCAAAAGGCGGTAGGTGTGCCCGGAACCCAGAGCGGACAGCGCAATAAAATTGATACTGTCCGCGCCGTTGATGGTAGAAAACCGGCTGCCCAGCGGGATATCAATATTGAACTCGCCTTTTCTCACCGCCGCCGTGGCCTGCTTGCGGGTAACGGTGGCGATGGGGGCCAGCAGATCCAGCGCTCTGCCAGTGGCTGTCTGAAAAAACGCCTGCCGCTGCACCATGTTCAGGGAAAGGAAGAACCCCTCAAAGACATAGGCGGCGGGAGAAAGAGCTGTGGGGATGGGGCTTGTGTCCCGCTTGTCGTAGTCGTCCGGAATCTGAGACAGCATATAGTCCAGAATGGCCCGGTACTGTGCGGTAGAAAAATCGATCATGCTGCGGTGTTCACCTCCGTGCTTGCCTGCATTTCGCCGTAGATTGTGGAGACGGTAAAGGATGCTGTCAGGGCCTGTCCCTGCACCGTGTAAGAAAAGTCCTTCACGCCGGTCACCCGGTCGTCCACAGTCAGGGCCTCTTCCAGGCGGCGCTGCAGTTCGGCAGCCACATAGCCCGGGTCTTGCCCCAGCAGCCCCTCCCACTCCATGCCGCTGTAAGAGCGGAAGATCTGCCAGCGATAACGTTCCACGTTCAGAATGATATTCACGGCCTGTTTTACGGCCTCATACCCATCACATTCCCCGGTGATGCGGCCAGATGTCTGGTCAATGAACCAGGTTCTGGACGGCTGAGAAACGTACTCCACGCCGCCGGAAAGGTCGATGGACGCGCCTGTGGGAAGCGTAGCCATTACGATTCACCTCCGTATACTCGGGAAAGCACAATGAATTTCTGGCCGCTCTGAACACGAAGGAGAAGCACTTTGTCCCCGGCTTTCAGGGCCGGGTTCAGGATGATGTACTTTTTGTCCTTGCTCAAAGGCAGCGCAGCGCCGTTTTCCCAGCCCACAAAGTTTTCTGCCTGAACTTTTGCGTCAAATCCATCCGGCAGGGCCGACCACTCCGTGAAATAGGGCGGAGCCGTGAAAGCGTCCTCGCTGGGGCCGGATGGCGTTGCGTGCTTGTGCTTCAGGATTTTGATCTCGTGCCGGTGGCGCAGGATGGGGATCTTCTTTTCAATGACAGGCTCTGCCAGGTAAAGCACAGCCTGCTTCAGCGGGGCCATTGCTTCACTGATCTGGATCTCCAATTCATCATCATCCGGCGGGGCCTTTGTTACCGTGCCGATCTGCAGGTCTGTGGGCTGCCCAGCATCGTTGGTCTGCCGGTTGATCTCCTGCAATACTCCCAGTAAATCCACGCTTTTCCCTCCTTACAGTGCTTTTGCTTCCAGTTCCATGGTGTGCTCGTCACTTTTGAAGGTGTGCTCCACCTTTTCCAGCATGACATACCGCTTGAACGGCTCACCGTCCAGATCGGACAGGTTCACCAGGATCAGCGCCCCAGCCCGCAGGCCCGGCACGCCCAAAGAAGAGAACTTGAGCTGCTGCAATACCCGGTTATAATATTCCAGGCTCACCTTTGCCTGCTCCTTTACCTGTGCGTCGTTGGCGGCCTCGTCCACGGTCTGGTACAGCTGCAAAAGGCCCCACTTCCCGATGTGATCCGAATCCTTCATCACAAAAACATCCGCCTTTCCCGTCTCCTGATTGGGCCGGGCCAGCTTGATGCTGTTGTAGGTCTGGGTGTCGATGGAGGAATTGAAGGTGTAATTCGTCATCAGGCTGTAATCGCCAATGACGATGTCGGTTTTCAGGTCGTTGGCCTCCTTGAGGGCCAGTCCGTCACCGGAATCGTAAAACACATAGACCTTTCCGGTGTTGAGCAGGGTCTTTTGCAGGGCAGTGTTGATGATGTCGATGCAGCTTTTGTCCTGCATGATGAGGGATGGCAGCTTGTAACCGGTGTCAGCCAGCTCTCCCACGTCCAGCTCAAAGTCCTCCGCAATCTGTCGGATGATGTCCCCGGCGCTCTGGCCGTAGAAGGAGTAGCTGGCGTTTGCCTTGAGATACCGGATGCGGTCATAGCAGACCACGTCCACCGGCCCCCAGCGGTCAAAGCCACGGGTAAACACCCAGCCGTAAAACTGCAGCTGGCCGTCCACGGAGAAGCGGATCACATCCCCCTCTTCCAGCTTGGATTCCGGGGTGCGAAGATAGGTAAAGGTCAGTTTGCCCGGCTGACCGGTGCGCTGGGTAGACCAGACCACCTGCGTAATGCTGTTGGTCAGGTTCAGGGTGTTTCCGGTTGCTTTCTGTGCGGCCAAAAATTCGTATGTCACCCTTCCACCTCCTGCAGGCTGTTCTCCGGCATCCAACCCAGCACAGTGCCGCCGGTGTCTGCCACGCAGACGGGGCAGGGCCGGGCGCGGTCGATGATGCGCCGCACCACAACGATCTGTCCATGGATGCTGGTCAGAACTTCCTCCCCGCTGCCGGTGCCGTAAACTTTCCCGGTGGCTTTCCGTCTGGCCCCCACAACGAGCTTGTCTGCGGGGGTGCTTCGGGTGGGGGTCAGGGAGAGCTTTACAGAGCCCGCCGCATCTGCTGCAGTGTTTACCGCCGTGACTGCCGAAACAGCCCGTGCGGCCACGCTGGCCACATCAGAGACGATACTGGCCGGTGAAAAGGTTCCGGTCTGGCCAGCGCCCTGCACAACAGCCCTCTGTGGGGAGTAGTCTTTGTACTCGGTCAGGCTCAGGTCAAAATAGAAATCCCCCGTCTCCGCGCCGCGCTCCTCTGCCTTGAAGCTGGTAACGAGGCACCGAAAGCCCAGGCTCGGCCCCAGGAACGGTACGCCGTTCTCATAGAACCGGACGGGCGTGTAGACGATGGGGGACTTTCTCTTCATGGCGGTGGTGAAGAACGCCATGTACACCGCCGGGGGCAGATGAATGCCGGTCTGGCCCGGCAGCCGCCGCCCGGGCAGCAGGCCCGAAATGGACACGGTGCGCAGGTTCGGCGTGCGGGGCTGCATGATGGGGCCAAGGCCCAGCACGTTATAAGTTCCGTTGTCGGCAGAAAGGGTCTCCGGCAGCTTTTCCGGGTTGATGGGCAGGGCAATCACCGTTGCGCCGCTGGAAAAATACAGCTTATACAGGGACATCTCTTTCTCCTTACTGCACGGTGACGGTGCTGCCTGCGTTCATCAGATCCACCAGAACGTCCCTCAGGGTGTCTGCCAGATTCCGGGCATCCTTTTCGGTGCTGCCGGTGTTCTGGCCCTGCACGGTGATCATGGGGGTCTGGCTTGTCAGGTTGACGTTGTTGACGTACTTGCGTTCAGCCACATCCACCAGCATCTTGATCTGCTCATCGGACAGGTCAACGGTTTTTGCGATCTTGCCGGTGTTCTTGTCGATGTTGCCCAGCAACTCATTGGCGCTTGTAGCTTGCGGAATTTCCAAATTTCCCGTTCCTGTGCTTCCAAACATGCTGGAAGCATCCAGATTTGAGCCCCACTTATATCCGCTTGCATAAGCGGAATCGAGGTCTTTTGCTGTCCACGGTTTGACGACTTCCTTGTAGTCGTTTGTCCAGACTTCCCACTTGCGGGCGTTTTGAAACTGCGAAATCGTGTTATCTGCACGGGTCACCCAATCAACATCAACGCCCGGCAGAAGGTTTACCACGCCTTGTGCGGCCTGAAGAATGCCTCTCAATGCATTCATCACATTGATACACAGGTCATAGAACGCAATCTTAATCGTTGCAATCGGGTTGTTGAACACATTCGCCAGAAAGTTTGCGACTGCCGCAAATGCATTTTGCATCGGGAGAAGGACGGAGTTGAAAATAAACGCTCCAGCTTCTGCCAAGTAACCGGCGACTATTCCTGCCGCTGCCCTTGCGCTTCCAGCATATCGAACGAATGCGCTTGCAAGGCCCAAAATAACAGGAGCAAGAAGCGCAGCAATTCCAAGCGGAACCGCAAATGCGGCAAGTGTTGCAATTTTACTTGCATTTGCCGCAATTGTAACAACGCCAAGTGCCGCTGCAAAAGCCAGCGCCGCCGGGGCGACGCTCTCCATGTTATTTGCCACCCAGTTGATGGCCGTCAGCAGCGGGTCAAGCGCCCGGATGGCGGTATTGCTTGCCACCGTCCAGACCTGCGACCATGTCATGGGGGTCTTTTCAAACTCCGCGTTCGTGTCCTTGGCCGCCGCAAACAGCGCATTCTTTACGATGTCGGCAGTGATCTGCCCCTGAGAGCCCATCTCGCGCAGCTCGCCCACGCTGACTTGCATATAGTCTGCAATGGACTTTGCCAGAGCCGGGGCCTGCTCCATCACGCTGTTCAGCTCATCGCCGCGCAGAACGCCGGATGCAAGGCCCTGCTCCAGCTGGAGGATCGCGGCCTGCGCAGACGCGCCGGACGCTCCGGACATGGCCAGCTGCTTATTCAACTGTTCGGCGAACTGGACGATTTCTTTGGAGCTGCTGAAGGCATCACCGGCCATTGTGCCCAGCTGGGAGACCAGCCCCATGGTATCGGTGAAGCTGCCTCTGGAACGCTGGGCCGACTGGTAGATCATCGTTTCCAGCTCCTGGGTGGTTTGCAGGCCGTCGTTCATCCGGTCAAGCCGGGCACGCATGGAGACCAGACTGTCAGACAGGTCAACGGCCTTTTTTAAGCCCTGAATGCTGATATAGGACGCGGCCAGCCGGAGAACCGAAGATGTCAGGGAGTTGGTGACGCTTTGCGCCATATTTTCCTGCTCCTGCAGCCGCTTTGTGGCCGCTGCCGCCTCATCCTTGGCCGTTGCCGTTACACTGGCGGCGTTTTCAGCTGCTTTCATGGATTGGGTCAGGGTCTGCTGCTGCGCTTCCAGCCCTCGGATGGTTGCGCCCAGCTTCTCGGTCTGGGTGTCCAGCTTTTTGAACGCTTCCGTGTTCTGCTGACCGGCGGCAACCATTTCTTCCTGCTGTGCCACATACGATTCAAACTTCGCATTTGCGGAGATCAGCTGTCGGGAAACGCTGTTCAGAACAGACTGATAATTCCGGGCCGCTGTCTGTGCCGTTGTGGTAGAGCTGGATGCTCTCTGCGCAGCCTGAATGTATGCACCAAAGGAAGAGGAAAATTGATCCTGAAGGACAAGCGTTTCCTGAATTTTAGCCATTTCGTCCCGCCTCCTTCATCCGCTGGGTCTCTTCTCTGCGCTTTTCCATGGAGCGCAAAGCAAATGCCCTGACCAGCGCTTTTTCACGCACCGGCAGGGCATCGTACTTGCCCGGGGACCAGCTGAGGTTATCGAAGCAATAGTATGCCACCAACACGTCGATATCCCAGAGGTCTCCGGTGATCAGTTTTTTGCTTCGTCGTCGAGGTTCTGCTCGAAGCCGGACAGTTCCAGGATGGCGGCGGAGAGTTTGGCGAACTCGCCCGCGAGGAGCATCTTGTTGGGGACCTGAATGGGGTCTTTGGTGCCGAAATGCTCACACACCTCAGCACTGGAAAAGTCAGGCTCGAGCGTTGCGGCCACGATGAGGCGGCTGATGTACTCGTTCTGGTTGGTTTTTTCCTGATAACCGCCATTTACTTTGATGTTCCGGGTGGCAGCTTTGTTGCAGGCGGAATTCTCTTCCTGCGTCAGAGAGCGGATCTTAAAGGGAACAGGTTTGCCGTCCTCATCCAGAAAGCGCTTGGAGATGATGACTTCCTTTTCCTCGGTGGTGACGGTGGGATGCAAAAATGCAGAAAGTGCGCTCATAAAAAATACCTCCTAAAATCAGTTGCTGCCCAGGTTGGTGGGGTCGTTGAACGCTTCCAGACGATCGACGCTGGTATAGCTGAAATTGAAATCGTAGTTCAGCATGGCCTCCTCGTCGTCCAGAATGGACAGCGGGATATCGCCGGTCAGCACACAGCCATAGTAGCCCATTACCTGCGCGCCCACGCTGGACGTGGGATCCTGGTTGGTGATGGTGATGTCAAACAGATCCTGCACGCCGTTTTTGATGTAATTCAGCACCATATCGGTGAAAAGATTGGAGGCGTTGGAACCAAAATAGACGTTGCCGGTACCGGTCTGGGTGACACCGTTGGCCTTTTTCTGCACCTTTCGGGTGCCGATGGTCTTCATGTCCGAAGTCTGAATGCCCGCAATGGTCTTGATGTTCCGCATGCCTGCGACTTCCAGAATGCGGCCGTTCCGGGTAATGGTAATTTTGCCCTCCGCACCGTTCTGGGTGTCCTGGGCCATTAAATAACTCATCTTTGTTCCTCCTTACGCCACATCCAGGGTGATATAGATCTTGTTGGTGCTGCCCACGGCCTCAATGGCCAGCGTGATGAGCACGGCATCCTTTGCCTCGCCTGCTTCCACGATGACATCCGTCTCGCCGTTGAAGTTCTGGATGCCGCCGGATGCCTGGATCTGATTCAGATACTTCACGATGGCGCTCTTGTACTGTCGGCGGCCATCCTCGGTGTTGTCCACAATGCCCACATAGCTCTGAGCGAACTGCTTGTACAGGTCGTTTGCAATGGTGTTGCACAGCCGCATGGTGCGGTTGTAGCGGTACACCTCGCCGATCTCGCTGGTATAGGTGACCAGAGAGTTGATGTCATACTCCACCCGGACAGTGCCGTCATCGGCGTTGAACACGAACTTGCCTGCATTGATGGCATCCACATACTGGTTGTGGGTCATCTTGGGAGAGATGTCCACCGCGTTGGGAACGGATGCATTCGTCAGGTCGTTGGCGTAGGTCGCGCCGGAAAGCGCACCGCCGACCCACCAGACGGCTTCCTTCGGGGTCAGGGTGGTTCCATCGTTCATCACCAGACCGCTGCACACGTTGACGATAAAGCGGGTGTCAGGGTTGGTGGCATTGGCTTCCACCAGCTGAGAGAAGCGGCCCACTTCGGTGTTCACGCGCTTGATAAAGGTCTCCATCGCGGTCTTTACGGTGGCATCCTCGCCGTCGTACAGCATGGAATCAAAGTTGTAGGGCTCAATGTTCGTCAGGTAGGTGCTGTATGCGGCAGAGTTCACCTCGCCGTCCTTGCCGCCGGAAAGCTGGGTGCCGACATTTGCGGCCAGAGTGCCCGTGCCGCTGAAATCCACCCAGTCATTGCCGGTCAGGTCTGCAACGGTCTTGCCAGTCTGCTGATCCTTCACCACACCGTCAACGACCGTGGAGACCTGGAAACTGCCCGCAGGTTCCGTCAGTGCAGTGACGATCACAACGATGTCGTTGCCTCGGGAGCCGGGATATTTTGCGGTAGCCGTCAGCGGGGTGATAGCGCCGGTGGCCTTTGCGCTGTCCGCAGCGGCCGGGCGGTAAAGCAGCAGCTTGGTGGGTGCTGCGGTGCGGTTGGAGCCGCTGAAGATCATGGATGCAAAGCGATTGTGTGCGTCTGTGATGTCGTAACCGGTATAGGGGGTCAGGTCTTCCCCGGCGGCGATCTCCATCACCTTGCCGACGGGCCCCCAGCTCATGGGTTCGCAGATCGTCACCTTGCCACGATCACCGATGGTAAGGTTCTGCTGGTTCTTGGAGCGAAATTTAAAGTAAATGCCGGGCCGCACCTTGTTCTGTACGGTCCAGGTTCCGCCTGCTGCCATAGGTGTCACTCCTTCCAAAATTCTTTCACAGCGGCCTCAGCCTCTGCGAGGGTGTAAAACGGTTTGTGTAAAACAACAGCCAGAAAATCCGGCTGATACCCCGCAAAACGCGGGTCTTTCAGCAGCACTTCCCGGCTGTATTGGGTATTATCCTGTTTCATTGGTCTACCTTCTGATTCACGGTCTGGGTCTGCATCTTCACTGCGTCCACGGGCTTTTCCACAAAGACACGCAGCTCAAACTTGTAATGCAGGCCGTCATCGTCGATATCCGCGCTGCGCTCGTAGGCGTGCAGGAGCTTTTCCGCTTCTGTTCCATCGGAATAGGGGAATGTTTCCATGCAGAAATCGAGTGCTTCAGCGGCTTTGTTGTACTGCTGGCGCAGGTCTGTGAGGTTGTAGTCCAGCAGATAGGTCAGGTCGAGCCGGATGGTGCGTAGCCAGCGCCCGCCTGGGTAAGGCTTGATGTCACTGCCCCGCTGCTGGATAAACATGCAGGGCGGCTCTACGCCTTGCTGTGCAGGGTCTTCCAACATCTGCACGCCGGGCAGGAAGGGAGCCAGATACTCCGCCAGAGACCGGGCCAGCGTTGTGAGGGTAAAGTTCATTTCAGCATCTCTCCCAGCTTGTTCATGGCTTTTTCTGTCTCTATCTTCACGGTGTGCTTATAGGCTTCAATGCCTGCATCGGACATGTGCAGGCCCTCAACGTAGGTCGTTTTCGTGCCCACCATCATGCCCACCTCGTCCCGGCGGCCCGGGTCGTATTCCAGCATCCCGGTATAGGGATTTGCGTATAGCCCTGGCACAAAGTGCTTGTCCATCCGGTGGCCGTCGTTGACGTAAGAGGCGTATTCCTTGTTGTTGTTCAGCTCGGTGACGATCTCTCCACCCTGCAACCGGGGCTCTGCGAGGCTGTCAGTTGCCCAGTGCTGTTTCAGCTCTCCGGTGCGGGTGTTGGTCCCGCTCAGGCTGTCCGCTGTGGGAGGAGTCTTATCCTGCGCCGCTTCTACGGCCCGGAGAGTGGCATTGCGGGCAACGTCTGCGAGCATTTCGGGCAAAGCGGTCTGCGCCGCTTCCAGCTTCTTGATGTACTCCTGCAGGTTCATTTCACACGCTCCTGACTGAGAAGCGTGATCTCTTGGTGGGCCAGACCGGGCAGCACCGCCCCGAAGGGCTCATAGTACAGATCAGGGTCCCCGGCAAAATACCGGGTCTCCTGCAGCGCGTATCCCAGCCGCGCCCCTCTGTGGATCACTAGCTCATCACCGGGCTTGATATCCACATTGATATCGCAGGCCAGCTTGTCCGTTTTCTGGACATTGGCTGCTGTCTGGGTCATCGTCGGGGCCTTGTCCTGGCTGCGGTACACCCGGCACGGAACACCGGATCGGACGACCTTCCGTTCCTTGCGGGTCAGATTTCCGTCCTTCACGTTTTCCGTGCGCCTGATCTCCATCAGGTCGGTATACCAGTCATTCCAGTTCATGGGTGCACCTCACATCACAAAAGTTCCGGCCGCGCCGATAAAGCGGGCACGGTTTGCCAGCATCTGACCGTAGGTGGTGGCGTTCAGGTCGCCCCAGTCCGCCGTTCCTGCGGTCAATGCGCTGGTATCGTAGGTCACGGAGCTGTCGCCCAGCGTGGCAGACTTCACCACACCCACCAGAGCGCCGGACGATGCCGCCTGCGCCGGGGTGGCGGTGCTCTCCGAATAGGTGCGCAGCTGCAAAGTGACGTAGTGGGCCACATAAAGACCCACGGCATAATGCCAGCTGTCCAGCCATTTATCAGGCTGAATGCTGATGTTTGCCATTTTCACGATCTCTTCCAGCATCACATCCGGCAGGTGGCAATTGCCGTCCGCGTCACAGAACTGCGGGTATTCCGCCTTGAACTGCTCTGCGGTGTAATTGCCCACGCTCTGCCCCAGATTTGCGGCCTGCGCAAGAACGCCCTGAAACTGCGGTTTCATCGTCCAGCACATGGGCAGCCTCCTCAGTCTTCCTGCGGTTCGGCAGGCTTGTCCCAGTCCGCTGTCTTTTTCTTTCGGACGGGCTTGTCTGCGGCATCCTGTACGGCCTTGTCGCTGCGGCTCGTGGGTACGATGTCACCATCGGCCACCAGCGCCTTGAAGTAGGCTGTCTCTGCCGCCCAGCCCGGCACTTCAACCAGCTGCTCCCGGTGGAGCGGGAAGGTTTGGGAGCCGTCTGCGCTGGGCAGGATGATATTTGCTTTGGAAAGTACGAAAGCCATTTCTGCCACCTCCTGATCAGATGCCGTCCACGTACAGCATGGAGGTCTGGTACATGAGCTGCACCTCGGATGCGTTTGCCATATAGGCGGTGTCGTAGCAGACATTGGTGACATTGGGAGCGCTCATCACGCGGGACAGGGGGACCAGCTCGTCCGCCTTGACAAAGCGGCGGTTGTTGACGTACACCACCATGCGGTCACCGCCGGAAGCACCAGCGCCCTTGACCCAGCGGGTGGGAACGATCTCCAGATCCACGCCGTGGTTTGCGGCCACGTTGTGCTTTTTTAGGAAGTCGTAGATGGTCTCAGTGCCCAGGTCGCTCACCATGGTGGTGGTGATGTAGCTGTACTGCTCGTAGGGAATCAGGATGTGGTTGGGAATACCGGCCTCATCGTACTCGTTGGCGGCCCACACGGCAGTGATGGCGTTGTTGATGTCCGTCAGGATCTGCTTGGGGGTCTTGTCCGCCCACTTGGAAGAGGAGCCGGTGCCGGAAGTTGCGGCAGTGGTCTTGGTGACATCGGGATTGTTGACCAGGCCGGTGGTAGCGTACTCGTCGAAACCGATGTAGGTGTTCTGATCCATGTGCTTGTCGTAGGCCAGCCGGATGCCGTCCTGCAGCATCTGGTCAAGGCTGCGGCCAATGAAGTTTGCGCGCTGCATATCCACGAACATCACACGCAGAGCGGCGGCAAAGACATGGGCTTTGAATGCACCCTTGCTCACGCTGGCCTGCACCACAGGGATGCCGTTGGAACCGCCGCCGTTGACGGCAGAAGCGCCGGAGCCGCCTGCCATACCGTAGGCCACGGACATGGCAGAGACGTAATCCACCCAGCCGCCGCCCACCTCAATGGGGATATCACGGGGATAGGTGACGCTGGTGAGGGGCTTGCGGATCAGCGGGTCACGCTTTTCCAGCTCGCTGGTGAGGAACGCATTGCCGCTCTGGATGGCAGCCGCGTCCATGGTGGGAGTGCCGCCGGGCAGCGCAGCACCGGAGTTGTTTACGGTAAAAGTACCGGCATTGGTGGTGCCGACGTTCTGGAAGTTTGCCATAGTCTAAGCCCTCCTATCAGGCGTTTGCACGGGTGAGGATGACCAGCTCGGCCACGCCGTTGGCATCAGCCGCGCCGCCCCACTGGCAGTTGGTGAGTTTGACGGAGTTTCCGGCGGTCTTGTCGTCCGCTTCCGCCTCGAAGCCGCCGACCAGTGCGGTGGCGTAGTCAGCGGTCTTGACAATGCGGACGTAAACGTCACCGCCCAGAGCCGGGGTACCGCGCTGGCACAGCACGTTGATGCTGCCGCGCTGGAACACGCTGCAGGCATCGCCGGGGGCATACTTGCCGCCGTTCTGGTCAGGATAGACCAGGGCGCTCTTGACCTCGCTGCCCGCAATGCCCGCGAACTGTGCAGCGGTAGTGCCGGTGCCGCCCATCACGATGACCTTGCCGCTGTCATACTTCAGGGCAGTGCCAAAAGGAATGTTTTCGGTGCCGCCAACGGGGCGGGTGTTGACGATCATATCCGGCTGGCGGGCATAAGTGCCAGCAAAGCCGTGGGGCATGGTCTTGCCGATAATCTGAGTATTCAGGGACATTTTTTTAGCCCTCCTTCTTCATGTGGGGATTGCGGTCGTTATAAGCGGACTGGGAAGCCTGACACAGCTGCTCATACCGGTTCTTACCGGATGCGCTGGCGGCAGCGGCGGCGCTGTCCTGCGCAGCCTTTGCGATGGCATCCACGGAGCTGGTACCCTTGACCTGCTCGATCAGAGTCTTGGACAGGGCATCACGGGTGGCCTTGTCCTGAATGCCGTTGATGATGGGGCGCATGGCTTTCAGCAGAGCCAGGCCGCTGTCATTGGCGGCAGGCTTTGCGCACTCGTCCTCAGCGGAAACAGTAGTGGAACCGCTTTCGTCCTCGGCATCCTCCTTCTTGTCAGGCTTTTCGCCGGACATTTCAGCGATCACCTTGTCCAGGTCTTCCGGCTCTTTGTCCTCTGCCTTCTTGGCGTTGGCGGCGATCAGCTGATCCAGCTTTCCGGAAAGATTGTTCAGTGCGTCCAGAACAGCGGTATTCTGGGTGTCAGTGGGATCTGTGTCTTTAGCGGGGTTTGCATCCTGCGCCGGAACGGCGGGTGCTGCATCCAGCGCTGCGGCAGCGGTCTCCACCATGCTGTCAAGCTCTTCGGGGGCCGCGTTCTTTGCCGCCAGACCGAACAGAGACAGCAAACTCTTGCTCTTGCTCATGTGTTTTACCTTGCCTTTCTCCGCCGGAAGTTCGGCGGCACTGTCTTTTATTGCGACATCACGGCCAGCGCGCCCACGGGGCACGATGGCGATGTGATTGCCTCTGATATGGGTCTGCCGGTATCCTGCACCGTCTGCTTCGTACTGGCAGTAGTAGCCGCAGGACACATCCCGCATGGCCCCGTTCTTGACCTCGGAGATCAGTGTGGGGTCTTTCAGGTACAGGTCAGCCACCAGATAATCGCCCACCCGGCGCACATTCTCTGCGTGGCCTTTGGAGTAGGCGGCCTGATTTTCCTGTACGATCATCTCCGAGGGGTGGGTATTGGTGACATCCTTGCCCTCAAAACTGGCAATTGCCGCCGGGTCAAACACGTCCTCGGCGCTTCGTGTCACCTGAAGAACACGCTCCGGCATCCCGTCCAGCCCGATCTCCCGGGCCAGATAGTTCTGCGTGCCGGTACGGGCGATTTTGACATCGTGGCAAATTAAAAAGCCCTCCGGCGTTTCCGTCATGTGAGGGCTCAGTTTGCTTCCATAGTACGCAATCAATCGGCATCACCTCCGTTTCTGTATGCGTTCATCCATTTGTGATATTTTTCATCATCTGCCAGCTTGTGGCGCTGGAAGGTCTCAAAGGTCTTGGGCACCTTGTCACCCAGAGCCATGCGGTATTTCTCCCACTGGCGGTAGTCCCGCAGCCAGCGGTTGCGTCCCTGCTCTTTTTTGCGGTAGGCCTCGATCTGTGCCTTGGTGCGCGGGTCTCGGCTGTACGGGTTCGTTCTGGGGTCGGAAAAGTGCCTGATCCGTTCCAGCTCTTCCTCCGTCCGCCCGGCGGGTGTCCATGGACGAAGGGCGTGCAGGCAGTTCGGGTGAATGTTCAACCAGCTGTTGGTCAGGTCATCCGGCCCGGCGGGGTCTACTTTGCCGAAGGCATCCGAAAGAGGAGGGAAGTGCGGGTCTTTACCGCTCTTGCTGTATACCCGGCCCTCATACGGAGCGCAGAGGGCACAGGTTGTGCCGTGGGAGCTGATCTGATACAAGTCGTGCCCCTCGTCCTGCGTCACCACAGACAGGATTTCAGCCTGCCGAGACGTGGTGCGGGAGACCATCGTTGCATAGGTGTGCAGGCTCCAATTCCGTCCCGCCTTGTCTGTGAACGCCGTCACGCCTTCCCGGCGGAGCGCTTCCACGAAAGCGGGCACGCTTTGGTTCACGCCCCTTCCCACAGCCTGCTGTGCCGCCACCTGCTCCAGACCGATACGCCGGTAAACGTCCGGCTCAGTCCGGCCCAGAAGGGCGCTTTGCAGAGCGGAAAGCACCGTCATGTTCCCGTCCACCAGCTGGCCCATAAGGTTCATCGTGAGCTTCTGCACGATATCCGTCTGGGTGCTGGTAAGGCTCTGGGCGTTTGTGTAGCCGCGCAGGTGCTTTTCCGCGGTCTCGCCGGGAATCGCCCGGGCCTCCGGGTGATGGACGTAAAACTGCGCCTCGACCATGCGGGGCACATACTCCCATTCATCCGTTTCCAGCTTTCGGAGAATCTCCTGCACCCGTTCCAGCGCGGCCACGGCGTGATAGTCCACAAGCCCCCGGCTGCGCAGGCGGCCAATCTCGTTGATGATGTCCGTCTCCGCCTTGAGGTACAGCCGGATAAGGCGCTGCAGCTCCCGCTCAGGGGATGCACGGGCAAGAGTAGGCATATTTTACTCGCCCTCCTCAGTATCTTCCTGCACATTCTCGCTCATAAGCCCCGCCAGCGGGTCACGCAGGGCTGTCACGTCCTGATAGGTCTGGCCCTGCTTTGCGGCGATCAGTTCGTCGGTCAGGGATCCGAACAGGCCGGTCTCGTCCTCCAGTTTCTTGAGCTCACGCATTGCCACATCTGCGTCAAGAAGCCCGGCCTGAAACGCCGCGATAATGACATCAGTCTTTTCCTTGGCGATCGTGGCCGTCTCGCTTGCAGTGGGTGTCCACAGGGGTGGGAACGTTATGTCAAGGTCGATCTGCTCAATGCCTGCGCTGCGGGCTACCACCGGGAGCAGCTTGTCCAGAATGGGCCGCAGCTTGCTTTCCCGCAGGGTGTCCACGTAGTCGTAGTAGTTTTTCAGGTCACTTTCGCCGGTGGCGTTCATGCCCGCCGGGGAACGGCCAAACAGCTTGGTCATGGGGTAGTGGGACGCACCGCACAGGTTCAGGCACATGCTCTCGTACACGTCAGACAGGCCCGCAAAAGTGTACTGGGTGTTGCTGATCTTGTTGCCCTGCTCCACCAGCTGCATTCCGAAATTGGAACGTAAGACTTTTTGGGCCTGCATAGTGTTCCAGAAGCGCCGCTGCACGTCCGGGCTGGACATGGAGAGCAGCTGCTCCAGACCCTTTACCTCCATGGTGTTGACGTTCGCTTGGAAGGTCAACGCGGCCATGTTGGCGCTGACGTTGTCGTGAGCCACCACATCGTTATAGAGCGCTTCCACCTCGGACTCTCCCCAGTAAAGCTCCGCCTGCCGTTCCAAATCGGGAAGATCCCGGCCCACAAAACGTACAAGGCGGGAGTGATGGACACGGGCAGCAGTGTGCCCGGCGGCATCGTTGATGCTGTAGTACTCTGGCACAAGCTCCCCGCCCTCAAAGGTCAGGCCTGCATCCGGGCTGATTCCCTGCCAGCGGTCGAGGATGTACAGCCCCCGGAAGCTGCTGGGAAGAATAGCTTCGGCATCCAGCGGGCGGGAAAGGTCCTCCTGCCCGTCAATGAGGATGAGCCCGGCGGCACCGCCATACAGGCGGCCCCATTTCAGGCCGGTGCTCACACGATCACGGAGCCGGGTGGAACGCTCCACGACGTTGATTGCCTTCCCCTGTTCCGGGGTTGCGCTCTTGAGCGTGTACCACTCTCGCAGCATATCGTCCACGAGTAGCCCAACGACGTTCTGCACCACCCAGTTGCTGCGGTACAAGCTGTTCAGCAAGGCGTAGTTGTCCGTCATCCGGGTCAGCGGGTATTCCGTTGCTTCCAGCGGACTTTGGGAGCCGTACCCCAGCGAGAACAGCGGGTTGGAAAATGCGTCCAGCGTGGCCGTCATCGGTTTCTCTGTGCCCCCGGCGGGGCGGTTTTTGTTACGTCTGGACACGTTCAAACCTCCAATCAGGCAGTGAGTTGATATAGTAGCGCAGGGCATCCGGGCCGTGGTCCTGCTGTTTGATGGGCTTTTCCACGCCCATGAGGGCGGCTTTATCGTCCCACCGGTATGTGCCGAGTTCATCTAGCAGCCCCTTGCAGTCGGTGGAGATCAGCAGATCGCGGTGGGAAAGGAGCGTGCTGCATTTGCGGATGCCGTTTAGCACGTCGTTGTTTCCTTCTATCACATAAACGCCGCGCTGGCGCAAGGCTGTGATAAAGGACGCTGCCGCCGGGTCAACAATGGCAGCGCAGGGGTCTTTCCCCATAAACTCCATGAAATCATCGGCATACTCTTCATCTGTTTTCTGCCTGTGTTCCTGGCGGCTGTCCCACCGGTATTCCCGATGCACCCGGACTTTCTCGCCGTCATCGTATACATCGAGGTAGACGGTCGGGTTGGTGGTTCCGTAGTCGCATGTAATGGTACGGGTGGAAAGGCTCTTGAACCCCACCGGCGCGTCCTGCGGGCGATAGGTGTTTGCCGTGGTGTCCATCATATCGTAGATCAGGCCCTCGGCCATCACCCAGCGGCCCAGAATGTAGCGTTCATAGAACACGCCGCTGTACATGCTGCGGTAGCGTTCCCGGGTGCGCTCATCCAGTGACGGGTTATCGTCCATCAAGAAGTGCAGATGCAGCGCCCGGTGTTTTTTGGCCTGTAAGATCCACTCCTTGCGAAACCAATGCTCCGGGTTCTCCGGGTTGCAGTTGAACCAGAACTTGGCACCGGTGACAGAGCATCGGGCCAGCGCCTGCTCCACAAAGCTGCGGGGCATGAGCGCCACCTCGTCCAGAAGCACCCCGGCCAGCGTAATGCCCTGAATGAGCATGTAAGAACTTTCGTCCTTGCCGCCGAACAGGTACACCATGTTCACCTTGCTGCCGCGCTGCACCGTGAGAACGTGGCCGCTGCGGTTGTAGGTGATCTGGAACTGCTGCTGCAAGTACCGGACAGACAGAAGCGGCTGAACAATGTTGCGTTCCACCGCGCCCACGCTCTTGCCGCAAAATGCAAAGGAACAGTGGTTGAATTCTGCCATCATCCAGAGCACGAAAGACAGAGACATGATGGAGGTCTTGCCGGAACGCACCGCACCGTCACAGATCAGGGCATCATAGTCGCGTTCATAGGGGAAGGTCAGGATCTGTTTTTGCTTCGGGGAGAAGCTCATTTCTTAAACTCCTCCTTCAGGCTCTTGGTGATGGGGTCATCTTCAACGGTCTGCATAGCTTCACTCTCAACCGGCTTGTCCTTCCATCCGAAGTTTACCTGCAAGCTGAATCTTGCCCCGCCGTTTCCGTCGCGATCATAGAGCCGTTCTTCGGCGTATCTCTCGCATCGAAGCTTCGCGCGCGTTATCGTGTCAGAAAACTCAGCTTTTCCTTGATAGTCAATCAAAGATTGCCGAGACTTAAATCCCAACGCCAAAGCTAGACCTGTGACCGTTTCTGGACGTTCGTCGATTTTTATCACGTTTCCGTATTTGTCCAAAACAGGCTTTCCAGTTTCGTCTTCTAAGACGCTCCCTTCGCAGCTTTTGAAGAACTCTTCGATTTTTTTCTCAAGTTCTTCTTTGCTCTCAAAGACGGGCGGTCTGCCTATCCTTTTATTTTTGCTGTAGGCCACCGCCACCACCTTCCTAAATTCTTGATGTCATATTCAGTTTTCATGGCTGTTCAAATACTCTACAATAGCGCACTCCCTCGCGGACAGTTCCCATTTTATGGCCGCAGCCCTCTCAGCCGCAGCCCTCTCAGCCGCAGCACAATCAGACAGCAGCAATCCACCGCCAAAAATGCTTTTTCCCGTGGAACGTTGTGCGTCCAGTGCATAAATTGGAGTGCAGTCCTTTTTGTGCACTTTGAAATCAACGCCATAGCGGCTATAACGTTGAAGCAATGCCGCCGTTACAATATGATCCGGGTATGTATACTTTGGCAGTTGTACTGTTTTGGTGCGCCGCAGGAGCTCCACCTCATCGTTTACAAGCTTCGTCAGCCTGGATTCGGTCTGCGCTACGACGTCCCCGCCGTAGCTGGTCACAAAGCTCGTTTTGACGATTGCACCGTTTTCATATTCGATTTGACAGTCACAAATAATATGGTTCATCCGCATAGTATTTGTCCTTCCAGAAAACGCCGTCAAAGACGGAGCGAACAGGAAGAACGAAATTCCACGATCGAGATAGAATCCGCAGATTCGGGACAAGATCGAAAACGGCGGGTTGTCCAGCACCACAGCACCCTCTGGATAATCGAAGCGCTCATAATCGCCGCCCGGGTAGAATGGGCGCACAATTTTAGCTGGGTCGATTCCATATTCATTGCAAGCCCAGTCCCGTATGACCGCGTACACGCTGGGCGGTGTATAGCAATCGTCCGTGGTCTTTTTGGGCTTGAACTTTTCAACAAACTCCTCGTACGATTCGCCGAACGCCATGCGCTCACCTCCCAATAAAACAAAAAAGCCCGAAATTGCTCAAGCTAAATCTCAAGCTATTTCAAGCTAAAAATCGCGGTAGCCGTCAGCCGGATTTGAACCAGCACCCACAGGCCCCCGCCGGGGCATGGTTCAGTGCCTCGGATGTATCGGGTTGTAACGTAATAGCCATGTGGTGTCACCAGCGTTGTCCCGCCTTAAATGGGCGGCGCTCTCCCAGTTGAGCTATGACGGCATATAAGCAGCAACGCCGTAATCTGTTTTTACCGGACAGTAAGACGTTGCCGCTGCATCCGGAACTTTCGCGGCCAGATGCCCCGCTACTCTCTGCATGCCGTCCCCCGGTCATGCAAAGTCTGGCACTCCAGGCAGGGCTCGAACCTGCAACCTGCGGTTTTGGAGACCGCTGCTCTACCACTTGAGCTGCCGGAGTATAAAAAGCCGCCCTTGGAATCGAACCAGCCGTGTCTACACACACGCACCGCGCTCCACATTGCGCTCAGGCGGCCATATAGAAAATAAAAACAGCCCACGGTTCGCCGCCGGGGCTGCTTGAGTTGACGCACATCCTGCGGGGCATGCTGGCCCGCTCGGATTTCCGGTGCTGCTGTTCACGGGCGGAGGTTTCAGGGCGTGGGCAAGATTTCAGGAATTCCACACCCACCCGTACACCGGTGGTGAATCACTCCATGCGTCAGACCTGCCGCGTTACAGACTTTGCGGCGTTCGGTGCGAGATTGCAGACTTGAACTGCGCCTAAACCTCCACGGTCGGTCTGGACACCATTTCTCGCATAGAAGCAGCCCGCAAAGCACGGTGTCAGAGCGAAAAGCGTTAAGCGGCATGAACGAAAGGAGAATCCGTACGGGGCCGCGCTTTGGAAGCTGCTGAGAAGCGGCGCACCGCTTTGCGCGGTTCCGCTTGTAGTCATTTTACCACACTTCGATTCACATGTGTTTCACAACGATTCAAATAAAGCGTAGAAATCAAAGCGCTTTCAATGGTCGTTTTGTACATCCTCCCAGATTTCTGCCAAAGCATCAAACCCCTCGTGGATGTAGGTAGAGACCGAATTGTCTCTGGACAAGCCCACGTCCACCGCGATCTTCTTTTGGGGCTTCAGGTCGATATACCAGCCGCAGATGCACTTTGCTTGCTTTTCAGACCGAGCAGACCCGCTCAGGCAGTAGGCCCGCCGGGCAGCTTCGATGCGCAGTTCACAGAGATCAAGCTCCATCTGCTTGAGGTTCCGCTCTTCTGTGTCGATTCTCTCCACGGCAAAGCCCACCTTGTCACCGGCTCCACCGCCCGTGGGCATCCCGCTCATGCTCTGGGTGCACTTTTCGGCAGTATCCCGGATACGCTGGATCTTCTGCTTTTGGGCCTCGACCTGCTCCGCCAGATCTCTGCACTGCTGGAACCACACCTTGACGGTGCGGTAGTCCACCGCGCCCAGTGGTGTCGGCGCTTCGCTCTCAGGTGTCCATGTACGGATCATTACTTTCCCTCCTCGATGTGTAGTAGGCTCATTTGACTTGTGCGCTCCGCAAACCTCTCTTCTTCCATGTGAAAATAGGAACTGTCAATTTCAAACCCGATAAAGTCAATTCCGGCTTCATAAGCGGCAATTCTGCTACTTCCGCTGCCAAGGTGAGTATCTAGCACCTTTTGTCCAGGCTTTGCGTAGTTTTTGAAGATCCAATCATACAGCGCAACTGGTTTCTGTGTTGGATGGATTCTTTTCTCGTTCAGGCTTTTATTGCCCTGCATGATATGTCCTTCTGTGATGCTCTTACCTTGCATCATTCCAGACCACATATACCGAAACAGCCGAACACTAGAGAACAAATCCGTCGCCGCGATCTCACAGTCTGAGAAACTCGATTTTCCATTGCACTTGTCCCACACGATCCGACCGGATGCAAAACTATAATCGAAGTAGTTGCAGCCCCATACAATGTAGTGTCGGCTTACCCGGCGCAGCTCGTCGAAGTATTCCTTTCCCGGCTTCGTCCATTCCGGCGAAACCGGATAGTCACGATGTACTCCAATCTTGCTGATTTTTGACCCGTAGAATCCTCTGCGTTCAGGCCCCGAAAAATACGGCGGGTCTACCACAGCAAGATCAAAGAAATCGTCCCGGAACTCTTTCATTGCTTCCATGCAGTCCATGTTATAGCATTTGTTTAACACAAACATCATGTATCGTCCTCCATTTCTTCAATCTCGATTTCCGCCCTCGGGTTTTTCCGGTCAAGCTCCACCCGGCTACCATCGTGGGCAGCCACGATCTGGCTGTTATCGTCCGCCAGAACTTTGGCCTTTACCAGAATGTCGCAGGTGGCCTCGATGAGGTTGGCAAGGTCAACCTTGCGCCGGGTAGCCATGTAGTACACGCACCGCACGTTTACGCGGGCTGTGATGGGGTTGTAAGGCCGTTTGATCTGCCACAGGCACTTTTTCCTGATACTGCATGAACGCCTCGCTGGGGGCCACAATGCGGCGGTTTGCGTGGGCCTTGAGGATGCGGGCGGAGTTTTTCTTTGTGCGAGGGTCGCCGTAAAGGACAATCTTCATGGGTTTCAGCAAAAGATGTCCCTTCCTTCCTGCAGCCGCTGAAAGGTCTCTTCGTAGGAGTATACCTTTGCCGGGACGAACTGCATTGTGTTTGCATCCGCCAGCATCACAACGTCCTCATGCTTCTCGATCAGCTGGCGAAGCTCTTTCATGTAGGCCACCAGCCCGCAGGCATCCGAATACGAAACGCCGCGGACCATCAGCTTCTTGATAAACTGTTTCTGTGTCATGTTTTTCCTCCAATCATTCTTCCATCACATAGCACCAGCTCTGAGGCGGCCGCTCAATCCTTACAGGCTCGTAGCCGAATTTTGTCGCCCGCAGCCTTGTGAAATCGCTCAACGGCCGCGGGTGATCGTAAATTTTCAGGTCGGAAATGTGCCAGCCGCAGCCGTCGCGGCCTTTAAGATATTTTTCTGCGGTCTCCTCGCTCATGCAGGCCGCTTCAAGAAGTTCATCGGCTGGTTTGTAATATGATCCGGGTGCCATAACGTACAGGCTCGCCGATTCCCAGCTTCCTGTTTCTCCAACATGGGTTAGGCCGGTAATTTTCTTACAGGTGAACTCGCCAATGACGTGCCCCCTTTTCCCTGGCCATCCACCGTGTTTCTTCGCGGAAACGTCCCAGTTGCCGTCGTCCAAAATAAACTCTTTACTCGCTGTCCGGGTACAGTAGATGTACGCCTTAAACGGCGTCCCATGCACAGGGCAGGACTTGCGGATTTCAACGATCTTTTCTCCGCTGAGAATCTTCTTGCACCATTCGGGCCGGATGCTCAAAAGCACAGCTTTACTCACTTTTCAGCCTCCCACGGTAGTTTCGGAAGCGGCATCCAAACGCGGACCGCCTCCGGGTTCTCTCTGGCGTACTGTAAGGACGTAGCGACCGCACAGTGGGCACCGGCGTGGGCGATCAGAACGCGGCCGCAGCAGTCGCCGTCTTCTTCCTTCGGGGGCTCCTCTGCCGTGTAGCGCCAGCGCTGGGCGTCCGCCGCTGCCGTCGGGGTGTTTTCCACAACACAGACAAGTTGCTCCAACTCGTTCTCCATGTCTGGATTATACCAGCCGCCCAGGATTTCCGGGGCCAGGTCGCGGATTCTCTGGATCACGTCCTCCGCGTAGACCATGCGTTTTTTGCTCATTTTGTAATCTCCTCCGGCGGCATCGGCATCCAGCCCATCACGGGGCAGTCTATCTTGTTGTTGTAAACGTCGTCCGGGTTGAAGTGGCGGTATTCCCACCAGCCTTCCGGGATTCGGTAGTTGTCCCGTTCCTCGTCGTATGTTCCCCAATCGGGGAGATCTTCCCAATTCCATTCGCTGTCCTCGGAGAAAACATTGCCGTCCTCGTAGTGCGCCGTTGTAATGCCCAGATAGTCATCACGCCGGTACAAAACCAGAACTTCCGTTTCGACCTTCGGAGGGTCTTTGTCAGGATCGCGTCAGGCCGGGATTATCCTCTCCGGGTCGATGGTGGGAAGGCTTTCGAGATCCGTCAGCTCGCCTGCAATATCTTCACAGAACAGGATGTCAGACTCCTTTCCTCTTGCTTCTTCCTCTGCAATGTCTTTTTTCAGGATGTTTTCCAGCTCGCCAACATCGGCCAGCCGGACAATCTTCTTTTTCTCAGCCATGTGTCAAAACCTCCGTTCTCTTGACATGAATATCCCGGTACTCCGGGTAATGATTGCCCGCCATCTGGCAAGCGTGAAATTCTGCTGCCTGCTGGCTGCTGGCGGTCAGACGGTAGGTCAGGGCCGCGTCCCCTGCCGGGCCGCTGCACAGCACAACAACATGATACTTAGGCGCTCTTCGGCTCTCCTTTCTTTTTCAGGCCTTGCTCTTGATGAGCGAGTGCCTTTTTGTATCACTGGGCCATTTCGCACCGCTGCCCGCCGGGTTTGCTATGATGGCATTTCCTTTGGCCTGGTAGTAATGCTCCATGGTGGTGGGTGCGTTCAGGATGGTCGTGCGCAGATACGCCTGGATGTTTTTGACCGGCTGAGTGGTATTTGATAGGCTGTCCATGATGTACTCGATGTGCTGGCTTGTCAGCTTGTCCAGCTGCCGCCGGATGGCTGCCGTGTTCTGGAGCTGCCCGCCGATCATCATGCACTGGTTGGGGCAGGTGTACATGGTCGTGATATTTTCCAGCAGCTCCCTCAGCATCTCCGGGTCATACCGCCGCTCCAGGGTGTCGATTTCGAGCCTTTCCCTGAAGTCCGTTTCCACATCCTCCCGCCGGGGTGTGTTATCCATCAATCCGCCCTGCGCAGCAGATAGATAGATTTTATTACTAGATTTATTACTAGATTTATTACTGGGGGAAAATTTTTCCCTACCCTGAGGGAAATTTTTTCCCGGGTCTGAGGGAAAATTTTTCACCGGGGAAATTTTTTCCCTAGGGAAATTTTTTCCCGGGTCTGAAGTCTCTACAAGGACAAGATTTTCGATGTCCGGCACTGTCCGATATGCGTTGTGCGGGACGTTGCCGACCATCTCTTTTTTCATCTCCAAAATTCCACGTTTTACAAAATCTGCCAAATAATTTTTGGCAGATTTCTGGGAGATGTGGAGCCGTGCGGCAATGTATGCAGACCCGCCGCAAAACCAACTTTCTCCGTCCTGTGAAAAGCCGTAGATGATAGCCAGCGCGTTTGCCTCGGCGCAGTTAAAACCAAAATTGTCATACATCCAGTCCATGACAACGATGTACTGACTTCGCTTCTTTTTCTCTGTCATTCCTCACCAGCCCCCTTAAAACGGCAGGTCATCATCGTCCGTGATCTCTGCAAAATCATCTGCAGAGCCCTGCGAGAAGCCCTGCGCCGCCTGCGGGGCGCTGTAAGAGGCTTTTGCTTCGGATGTGTAGCTTTTCGTCTGCTTGTCAAAATCGCGCACAGCGGGCTTGTCTGCCGCCTTTGCGCCGCAAAAGCTGACGTTGTTTGCCAGAACTTCCACTTTCGTGCGGTTGCTGCCCTGCTTGTCCTGATACGAGCGGGTCTGGATGCTGCCGTCAATGGCGATCATGCTGCCCTTCTGGAAGTACTTGCAGATATGCTCTGCCGTCTGCCGCCAGGCAACGATATCGATGAAATCGGCCTTGCGCTCCTCGCCCTTCGGGGTGTATGTACGGTCAACCGCAATGCTGAAGCTGCACACGCTGGTGCCGTTCTGGGTGGTTTTCAGCTCCGGGGTATGGGTCAGGCGGCCCATCAATGCAACGACGTTAAGCATGCGTCAATCCTCCATCTTCTTTCGGCTGTTTTTTAGCGCATTCCATGCACAGGATACGCCCGTATTTTTTCTTGCTTCGGTCAGCTGCCTGCTGAGCAGTGACCTTTTCGCCCTTGTAAGTAAACCCTTCCACGGGCTTCCCGCAGCTAGCGCAGGTCGGCTTTGCCGGGGGCGGCGCTGCGGGCCTGTCGTACTTGGTCGGATCTTTCTCCCAGTAAACGTCTGCGCCAATGCCCAAAGCCTTGCAGTCAACGCTCTGCGCGTCCGTGTAAGCCTTTTTATAGGCTTCGTCATCCGTGCGCTTGCCGTCTTTTTCTGTGGAGATCAGCATCGAGCCGCCCACGCCGGGAATCGGGGCGCTCCATTCATTCTTTTCCCCGCCCTCATCGATCTGCCGAATGTAGAGGTTGGTGCAGCAGTGTACCATGATCTCTCCGTTTACCCCGGGCTTTTCCTCAAAGATGGGCGGGTCGAATCGCCAACCGATGCCAGCTGGGCCAAAAAGCTCTGTCAACTTCTTGACTCTCCACATGGGATTGATGTCCGTCATCCCCTTCAGGCGGCCGCCGCCGATTGCCTTCCGCGCCTCCTTGGGCACGACACGGGCGCTTTCATAAATGGTCATTTTGTCCATGTTTGCACTCCACCTCCTTGCATCCGCGCTTCCGGCACATGCTCTCCAGCTCGGCGTAGGAGCTGTTATATGCAGTTTCTGCCATGTATGCCAGGTCTTTGGCCAGCCCGAAGCAGTCTGACTGTGAAAGCACGATCTCCACCGCATAGACTGCGCGGCCCAATGCTCTGGCCGCTTCCTGGCAAATGTGCACATAATCAGCCTGATCCTCGCCCGCGTATTCACTGTCCGGGTGCAGTCTCATATACGACTGACCCCCGGCAACCGCCTTCTGAACCGTGCCGCAGCACCGGGATGCATCGCCCAGCTTTGCCAGAGCGTCCAGAATCAGCGCCAGCTTCCATTCCGGAATATTGGCCGCATAGTTCAGGCAAATTTCTTTTTTTCATCACACTGCATAAGGATCACCTCATAGATACCGGCTGCCCGGAATCATCCATGACAAGGTACGTGAACGCCGGGTCAGCCTTTTTGAGCCGATCCGCATACTGTTCCGCGTCCTTAACACACCGGAAAGGGATCTCGTTCAAGAAAGCCATATCCGCCCCATAGATCTGAACCGTGCTCATTTGCGCCACCTCCCGTTTTTCCATGCCCGCCAGACCAGAAAAACCACGACCAGAACGTTGAATCCGATCCATACGGTCAGCCCACGGGCAACCATCTTTGCCGCCGGGGTGGAAAGTGCTTCCACGGCCCGGAACAGCAGCTCTGTTTTACTCACTGTAAAATCTCCTTTCGTTCAAAAATACTTTGCTTTGCCTCTGCAAATCTTTGCATGTCTATGCCTTTGCCGTACATTGCACACACCGCACAGCCGTTGCAAATCGTATCAAAGCGCTTCTTCGCTATGCCTTTGCGCTTCTTTGCTTATCTATGCCTTCGCATCTCTTTGCTCATCTGTGCCTTCGCTGAGCTTTTCTTTGCCCCGCATCGCCGTAGCCATGAAACGCTATGCCTTTGCGCTGCATAGCAGAGCGGCGCGTATCTGCTCAACGCCCTTGCGATTCCTTGCCGCCCACACCACGCCCAGCCTTGCCTTCGCTTTTCGACACGAGGCCCTGCATTTCCTTTGCTTTGCTTATCGAGGCAAGTCTGATCCAAGCGATCTACGCCTATCTACGCCTTTGCGCTGCGCTTTCCAGCTGAGCCTTGCCTTTGCCTCGCGCTGCACTGCAGTGACTACCTGTGCCCCTGCTGAGCAAACTTGTCAGCACAATGCCGTTGCCGAGTTATGCGCACATATCCGCGCCTTTGCAAATCATATCATTGCCGTAGCAGATCAAATCCTATCCATGCAATGCCGTTGCTCAGTCGATGATGTCAAAGGTGAAGCGGCCCTTGCCGCTGTTTCTCCACTGGCCGATGCCGCGCAAAACGCCGTAGTCCAGCCACTCCAGAACCGCATTCTCGAGCGATTCGTCCATGAGAAGGATCTCAAACTCGCAGGTGCTGCCTGCCGGGATTTCCTCAGAGTTGGCCAGGCTCACACGCTCACCCTGGGCCGTCTGGGCACGCAGGGGACGCTGGCAGTCGCCGATCTTGCCGTTGACCTTGATGGGGATCATGCGGGGCTGCGGGAAGATCAGGCCGTCGATGACCTTCTTGTAGGCGGAGAGCTTGCCGCTCTCGTTGACGGCCCGCTTCTTGCCCGTTTCTGTCTTGCCGCCCACACGGGCCAGCATGCCGCAGGAATCCTTGAAGAATCCCTTGATCTGGTAGTCGTAGAGCACCGGCTCTCCGTTCTCGTTGCGGGGAAACACGGTCATGCCCTTATCTGCCACGGCATCCGCGCCCAGAGCGGCCACCTCGTCCTCGATCGTGGCTGCATCCGGGCTCTTACTGGCAATGAAATCCCGGGCAACGTTCTGGTTGGATGGCCAAGTGCCCAGCACCGGCTCCAGGAAGGTGATCTTGACTTTCAGAATTTTGGTTTTCATGCCGATTTCTCCTATATCTTGTGGTTTACGTAATCCAAAACGCATTATCTTGCATACAGAAGGTTTCCCAGAGCATCCCGCACCTGAATCATCTCGTAGTGCCGGATGTTATCATCTGCCCAGTGCTGGGCCTTAACGCTGGCGGGCTCTCCCGGGTATTCAACCGGTGTGAGCGGATCTGTGAACTGCCTGACATCGCACCCCGGAGGGCTCTTGCGGTAGGCGTAAGCATATACAGTCATGCTCATGCGCCCCTCCGGTTCTGCCGGTAGTCCGGCTCCTCGGTGCGGGCGTGGGTGCGGTCAACGCGGCCATAACGTCGTGCGTTCTGCTCCCGATCCTGGGCGGCAAAGCCCAGCCGCAGGAACATCACCGCTGCCAAAACCAGGCACATGGCCGTGACGAACTGGCCGTCGGAGATGGCGCTGCCCGTCTGTGCGCTGCCCTCGATGCCCATGCCGTACAGCAGACTTGCGGCACCGCAGCCAGCGGCCAGCCAGTACCAGACGCGGGATTTGATCTTCATATTTCCATTTCCTCCTTATAGTTCTCATACGGGCGGACGATCTTGCATCCGCGCCGGTGCATATAATCGATAAAACCGTCGATGTAAATCGTTGCCTGCCGACGTTTGGTATCTTCCCGGGGGACTACCCACCCGTCATACTCGCCGCATGCAACATTACTCCAGAACTTGTTCGGGCTCATCGGGACGAGATTTGCCCGGAACATTTCGCAGCACTCCGCAACGCCTTTCATCGTGATCCTTTCGCTCATGCCGCTGTCTCCTTCCTTAGAACATGCTGGTCTGGCCGTTGGTCTGCTGGATCAGCATCACGGTGTTGGTGCTGGGCTTCCAGCGCTGGATGTACTCCACGGCCTCGTCAAAGCGCTTGCGTGGAATGTTGTTTCGGCTGCTGACCCGGAACCACATCTGGATGTCCTTGTTGATCTCGCAGTAAACCATGCCCCGTACATGGGAATCGCCGTAGGCCGGGGCGTTCTTGCCGCCCAGAGCTTCCACAACAACGTGGTTCACGGCATTCTTGAGGGAAAGCTGCTGGTCATAGTCCACGACCATGTTATTTTCCAGCGCCGTGATCCGCTGCTCCTGCCTCTGAGTGCGGTCGTCCAGCAGGAACAGCGCCTGCATCTCCTTGCTGAGCTTGGGCATCTGCGGAGTGCTCAGCTTCTTCTCCATCTCGTTGAACGCCTGGATGTACTTCAGCTTCCACTCCAGAGCCGCCTTGCCGGTAAAGCCCATCACCAGCAGGCTGAAACCGTCCCGGTTCATCAGGTACATGGGGTAGGTCTGACCATTCTGCTCGTGAGTGTACTCGGTTTTGTAGAACATGGGGGTGTCCCCATTTTTGGGGAGACCCCTCAGAATATCTTCGATACCGCGCATCACATGGTCGTGGCGCTTCTCGAAGTTCTCAGCAATCTGGAGACTGGATACCACCGGCTCGCCGTTCTGGGTGAATAAGATAATGTCTGTCATTCGGTCTTCCCTCCTTCTTCTTCCACCAGCAGCTTGTCCACGGATACCTTAAAGTATCGGGCCACCTTCATCAGCTGGCTGATACTGGGGCCGTAGACGCTGCGCTCCCACTTGCCAATTGCGCCGTTGCTCAGACCTGCTACCTCTTCCAAATCGGTACGGCTCAGTCCGTGCAGCTTGCAAAACTGGTCAATTTTTGAAACATTCACTAGCAATTCTCCTTTCCGGGCTTGAAAATCACTAGAAAATATGCTACTATGTAGTTGCAAGGTACAAAGTGAATAAAATCTAGCGTTTGCCCGATATAATGTTATCAAGGGGCTTTGGTTTTGTTTGCTCCTTACGCTCTCTATTATATAGCCTAATTTTCTAGTTGTCAATAGAGAATTAGGCTATCGGAGGAATTTTTTATGCGTTCTTTGCCCGAGTTGGTAGAATTTATCCGTGTATCGTGCAAATCTCAAAATAGTTCTATTACAAAAATGGAAAAAGATTTGAAATTTGCAAACGGAACGGTAGGAAAATGGGCTAATGGCAAGCGTTATCCGCCTAAGGACAAGCTATTACTTGTAGCTGATTTTTTGCAAATTTCTATTGAAGAGCTTATGGGCGAAGCACCGGAGCAAAAAGAAAAGCCCAGCACCGCCGGAGAGATAGATTTGAGTGGTCTATCTCCCGATGATGCCGAGCTTGTAAAGCTTCTATTGAAAGCGCCAGAAGCAAAGAAGAATGCGATCCGGGCGCTGCTGTGATTTAGCTGTTTAAAATATCGAGGACTTTCTGACGAAATGCAGGGTCACTCTTTAGCTTCTCGATAATCTTTTTGATTTCGTCCGGGCTGAACTGTGATTCCTGCATTTTGTTTTCCTCCTTTAGAAATATAGATGTACGAGGTGTTAGAATTGAAATTTAAGTTAAAGCACAAAGTCCTGGCCGCTTGTAGTGGACTTCTAACCTTTTTTGCTATTTTTGAGGCTTTATTGACTATAGAAAAGCCAGTTTTTAGTATTTTTGCATTGTTTTCATTTTTCTTTGTGGCGGTTCTTCTCTTCTTTTACATTTATTTTGTGCTTTTGTGCATAACGTTCCCTTTCCGAAAAGCGATGGAAAAGAGTTCTAAACCGTCTCAGGGGAAGAAGATCAAGAAGCTTTTGAAGCAGTCTACAGTGGACTACGATCTTTCTGAAGAAGTGGAGCTTCCGCCAGATGACCTGACACAGGAGAACTGTGATAGTCCTCAACCTGAAAAAGTTCTTTCGGATAAAGAAACGGATGCGGTGTATACGCTCAAAGACGCGCCTGTTCTTTGGGAAAGCAGAGTGTCTTTATTAAAAGCTTCCTTAACGCCAGAAGAGTTCTTTGAAGCGTATGACAATCTTACAGATTACGCAAAAGAAATCTTGGCGGCAGAATCCATCTGGCTTTCTTTCAAGAATTCTTCGGTTATTTTTAAAGAAACCAAAGAAAACATTGCTGACGTTGCGAACGGAAATTGTTTTGAAGATAAATTGACTGCGTTTATTGAACGGTCTTATGAATTGGCAGAAGCTAAAATCGAAGCGAAAGAGACTGCTTCAGATAAAAGGAACGCCGCAAGAGCGTGGCATGCCGGCTTTGACCCTTACTTGTCCAGAATGCCAGAAAAAGAGATTCATCTTCTCCATGAAAAGTACGGTGAACTTATCATGCTTGCCGATACACAAAATCTTTGTTCTCTGTGAGGTTAAAATGTCATTATTTGGAATAAAAGAAAAACAAGAACTTGAGGCCCTTCGTTCCGAGAATCAGAGCGTTACAGAAAAGAACGCTGCGCTTGAACAAGAACTGGAAGAGCTCAAAAAGCAGAACGGCGCTCTTTCTGCAACAGTGGATTCTTTCCCTAAAAACCTTCCTTCATATAATGATATTCAGGAAGAAATCAAGAAAAGAACCGCTTATCTTGCTGGGTTAAAGGCTACGATTTCAGATACAGAAGATAAGCTAAAGGCGGCAAAACAAAGTCTTATCGAAGTCTCCGATGCCGTTCAGCTTCAGGATTTTGGCCTGTATACTCCGCACTACAATCTAATGCGTGCGGATGAGTATAAGGCTAAAATGATGGAGATCAGAGCCTTGCAGAAGGATATGGTTCGCAATGGCTCTGCCGTCACCGGCTCCCAGACCTGGACGGTCAACGGAAACGCTTCCAAGGGCAAAAAGATGGTGGCCGACATGCAGAAGCTGCTTCTGCGGGCGTTCAACGCTGAATGTGATGACGTGATCGAGCACGTCAAATACAACAACGTGGAAACCGCAGAAAAGCGCATCACATCCTCTCAGGAGGCAATCACAAAGCTGGGCACGATCATGGGGGTCTCCATTGTCCCTTCCTACTACCGACTAAAGCTGGAAGAGCTTTATCTCGCTTTTGAGTACGCTCAGAAAAAGCAGGAAGAAAAAGAAGAGCAGCGGGAAGCCAGAGCCCAGATGCGGGAAGAGGCCAAGCTCGCAAGAGAAATCGAAGAGGCACGGAAAAAGCTCGAAAAAGAGCAGCAGCACTATAATAACGCTCTTGCAAAGGTAAACGCCCAGCTGGATGCCGCTTCCGAAGAGGACCGAGCTGCCATCGAGGAAAAGAAGAGCATCATCGAGAGCCAGCTCCAGAAGATCGACAAGGAGTTCGCTGACGTGGATTACCGCCAGGCCAACCAGCGTGCCGGATATGTATACATCATTTCAAACATCGGAGCATTCGGAGAGAATGTATACAAAATCGGAATGACACGGCGGCTTGACCCTCAGGATCGAGTGGACGAGTTGGGGGACGCTTCCGTTCCGTTCAATTTCGATGTTCACGCAATGATCTTCTCTGACGATGCGCCGAAGCTGGAAGCTGCTTTGCACAATGCATTTGCGGACCGCAAGCTCAACTTTGTAAACCAGCGGCGGGAGTTCTTTAATGTAACGCTTGATGAAATCAAAAAAGTTGTGAAAGAGAACTTTGACAAATCCGTTGAGTTCGTCGAACTTGCCCCCGCGCAGCAATACCGTGAATCCATTCTGCTTCGGAAGAAAGCACATCAGCAAGATAGCTAATTTCCTACCACAAACGCATTATACATCTTTCGGTTGTAATATTCAATAGATATCACGAAATAAATTCGGTTTTTTCTGAAAATAGTTAGATTTTCACTTGCAATCGTCCAGCCGCTGCATTTTCTGCAGCAGCTCCCCAGCAAGCTCCCCGCCGGGGCAGTTGGCGGCATCCAGCAAGCGCCGGACGCTTTCCGCCTTGCGGGTTACATAAAAGCGGGCCTTGGTCTGGCTCTCGGGCGGCATATCCTCGTAGCACGCCAGGGCGGCGCGGATGTGGGTGCAAAAGCTCTGCATTTTGTCCATAGATCATTCCTCCCAGGGCTTTGGAGTGGGCCGCGTGCCGGTGAGCACGCTGGCGGGCATTCCGTCAATGATGGTCATATCGGGGTCCATGCTGACTGTCTGGCTGTTTTTCATTTCATTTTCCTCCTTTTTTGGTAATATTTGCATCTTATGCACCAGATTCTACCATGCGCCAGAGGAAAATGAAATCTGTGTAATTTTTGTCGAATGGCGCAGAGTTTTTCTGCGCCATTTTCCTTTTATAACACGCTGCGTTTAGGGGTGATAAGCATGAGTTATTTTACCGCTGATCAAATCGGGAAGGCGCTTTCAAAAGCGCGGGTATCCGCCGGGCTAAGTCAGAGAACGATTGCGGTCCGCATCCAGAAGGGAGAGCGGACAGTGCAAAGCTGGGAAAAAGGTGACACAAGCCCAGACAGTGACGAGATCATGGATTGGTGCACAGCCTGCGGAGTATCCCCCATCACGGTTTTTATGGAAGTTATGCACCCGGATCTGTACGCAGTGCCAGACGGGCAGAAAGAAGATGCAGCCATAGATAAGGAACTTCACACGCTGGTGCAGGCGCTTCCACCGCTCACCCGGCGGCTTCTGCTTTTTGTGCTCAAGGGCCGACATGGGAGCAGCCCGCCTGCGGTTATATCTGAAATGGCCGCAAACCTCCACTGCCCTCTCAACAACAGGGTCACTGTGTGCGGCACCATCATCGATCAGTACAGCTTTGCCAAGATCAGAGGGCTTGACCCGTGCCCGGACGAGCCGCATCCTCCAATAGAGGATTTGAAAATCAGTTACGCATCAGGGCGCACAGCGTCAGAGAACGGCGCTTTGGGCTATATAGGGCGCAGAAAGGAGTAGCGTAATGAAATGTATCAGATGCCATGTAAGCATCCCGGACAAGGCTCTATTTTGCCCGTGGTGCGGAAAGCAGCAGGATGCAACGTCCGCTCCCGTGCATAGAAAAAAGCGCCGCCGCCCAAAGGGGAGCGGCAGCGTGTACAAGCTGAAAGGGGTCCGGGCAAGGCCCTATGTAGCCGTGACCGGAAAAAAGGAAGTGCTGGGCACATACGGAACGCCCGGAGAAGCCGTCCAGGCGCTTGACGCATACAACGCCCAGAACACCCCGGCAGAGCGTCTGAAGTGTACTTTTGCGGATGCCTACGAAAAATGGCGGGCACAGCCGAAGTTTTCAAGTCTCAGCCGGGACATGATAAATGGATACGAGCTGGCTTTCAAAAAAGCCGCTCCGCTGTACAGCCGACAAATGCGAGACCTGAAAGCGGAGGACTATCAGCAGATCATAGACCAGATGGTCGCAGACGGTCTCTCCCGCAGCTCATGTGAGAAGCAGCGCACCCTTTTCAGCCAGCTATGTGAGTGGGCAATGGCCCAGGACATCATAAACAAGAACTATGCCCAGCTCCTTCACCTTCCAGCCGCAGCCGGAAAGGCAGAGCGCACCCTTACGGCGGATGAGATTGCCCGGATCAGCTCCTACCAGACCGACAAGCGCTTTGGTCAGACAGCGCAGATTGCTATGGTGCTTCTCTATACAGGAATGCGCATTGATGAGCTGCTTTCCATGCGCTGCGAGAACGTGTACCTGAAAGAGCACTACATGCAGGGCGGTGAAAAAACAGAAGCGGGCAAAAACCGCATCATTCCCATCCTTGACCCCATTTACAAGATCATCGCCTTCTGGATGATGGACAGCGGGTGCGAGTGGCTGATACCTTCCAAGGCTGGAACGAAGCTGGACAAGAGAAACGTGGCCACAAAGTTCCGGGCCTTGATGCAGGAGTGCCAGATCGAGGGCGTGCACCCGCACACTCTTCGCCACACGGCCAGCAGCAAGATGGTGGAGTGCGGTCTTGAAAAAACCGCTGTGCAGGCTATCCTCGGCCACAAAAATTTTTCCACCACAGCAAACAAATACGTTTCCCACAACGACCCGACATTCTTGTTACAGGAAATGCGGAAGATGGAATACTGA